CGATCTTACGTCTACAAGCTATCACAAAACTCAGACAGTTTTCCAAAGCCCATAGTTCTGGGACCAGAGGACAACAAGCGATCATCGAGTCGTTGGGTTTTGTCTGAAATAGAAGACTGGGTAAACACCAGACCAAGAGGCAAAGAGTATGATACAGAATAGTAAGTTAATACTTGGACCTCCAGGTTGCGGTAAGACCTATCGATTGATCCAAGAGATAGAAGAGGCGTTGCAAAGCGGAGTGCATCCTTCTCGTATAGGTGTGATATCTTTTACAAGAAAAGCCATTGAGGAGATGATTACCCGTGCGTGTTCACAGTTTAATCTAGAGTCCAAAGACTTTCCGTTTATGAGAACCAGTCACTCCCTTGGGTTTCATGGTCTGGGTTTGCAGCCCGAGGATGTAATGAAACTTGCAGACTACAAAGCCATCGGAGAACCTATTGGTCTGACGTTTGAGAAAGAGGACGAGATAGATCTAGACGATGGGATGCGAACTCCTAATTTAGGAGGCACGGGTCAAGACTACCTACAGATGGACAGCCGTTCGAGGTATCGCATGGTCAGTCTGGAAGATGAGTTCAGCGCAACAAACAACTTCACTTTGTTTTACGCCAAGGCGGTACAGTTTCAAGAGACACTTCAAGAATACAAAAGAACCACTGGCAAGGTAGACTTTATCGACATGATTGAACGGTACATTGAACTGGGTGAGTATCCAAACCTAGATTACTTGTTTGTGGACGAGGCACAAGACTTCACACCGCTACAGTGGGAGATGGTCAAAGGCATGTCTGAATGTGCAGATAAGATAATTATCGCAGGCGACGACGACCAAGCTGTGCACCGTTGGACTGGTGTAAACGTAAACCTGTTTATCCAAAGCTCTAGCAATGTTGAGTATCTGACACAATCGTATCGCATTCCAAGACGTGTTCATGAACTAGCAGCTAGTATAGCCAACCGTATTGATGGTCGTATTGAAAAGAAGTTTGACCCTCGTGATGAATTAGGCACCGTTGAATATGTATATTACATGGATCAGATACCTTTGAACGAAGGGTCTTGGACGATCATGGCAAGAACAAATAGATATGTCAGGGACGTTGCATCTTTCCTACGAAACTCTGGTTTTAAATATTCTATCAAGGGCAGACCTAGCATCTCAGAAAAACTGGTTGAGAACATGATGACTTGGGATGATCTGTGCCAAGGTAAGAAGATCAATACAGAACGAATCAAAAGACTTTACGCCGCTGTACCC